GATGCTCAGAATACTCATCAATAACAGCATTCTTTTGCTCAGTTTCAATATTGAGCTTGTAAGCTTTCAAATTATCTAACTCTTCGTTAAGAGCAGTAATAGCGTTATTAGCAGATTCCCACTTCTCGGTATATTCAGCAACCTGCCCATTAGCGTTATCTCTTTCTGTTTCCAAAGTAGAGATCTGAGTATTTAACTCTTCAATTTTGGTGGAAAATTCAGAAATTTTCTCGAAGTTTTCTTGAGCATTAGTAAGAACATCACTCACAACTTCATATGTATCACCATTGAGTGCACGCAGCGTATCAATAGTATTCTTCTCTGCTTCGGTAATATCCATAACATAGCACTTCACGATTTCGCCAAGTTCAACCATGTCATTGGAATCATCTTTTGTATAATAAGCTCTAACCATATCACCATTTTCATAATTCACGGCAAGAGCATAATCATCATAAACGGCAGTAATACCGTAATTAACGGTCCAATTGCCTTCTTCATTAAACTCTGGATTTAATAAAGCCCAAATAGCTTCAAACTTTTGAGCATCAGAGAGTTTAAAATTAATTTTAGGCATTTTAGTACCTCCATATTGTTTTATCTAATAAATAGCTTGTTCAATTGAGTTCTGTAAAGTATAGAATGAAGCGCCTTCAAAACAAGGTTCTACATTATCGCCTAAAACTTGTAAGCCCAAGAAGCAACCTTCATCAAATACGATATAACGCCGATTGTGAATAATTGCTTCATGATATTTTAAAGATGGAGCATAAAGTTCCATAGATTGGCTTTTACCAACTATTTCATTAGCTTCTTTATAAAGAGCAGTAAAGATTAACACATCGGTGCAAGCATAAGTTCTAGTCACACCATCTTCATCAAGAAAATTTTCCCAAGAGATATTTGGTGATTCTGGAACAATACCATAAATACGACCCAAACTACGTGCCGCACCATGATCTGTGTAATCATCTTCTGTATATATACCTTTAACAGGAGCATATGGAAGAGAACTTAAAAGTTTCTCAGCAAATTCATCAGTAATATAAGTTCCATTACGATTTTCATATTTATAAAAGATTCGACATCTTGCTTTGCTTAATACTTCATTATACTTTTCCAGCTCGCCATAAACGCGTACTTCAAAATCGTATAATGCTTTATCCATTTGTACCTCCATTATTATCCAGCGACTACTCATTCTGAATAGTCTTCTAGGACTTTTGATCCGCAGGAAGCTCAGGGCGGCCAACTTGACCAGTACCCTAAGTATAGGCAGAGGACAGTGGAACTAATTTCGTCAACAGGTCTAAAGCATCATTCTCCAAGTTCTTTAAATTAAGTAAATCTTTCTAAGTTATACCCAATGCCAGACTTGGTAATAAAAAGCTGTAGCCACTCTGCGCGAGTTTAAAACTATCAGTAATATAGTCGCTAACATCATAATATGATATTGGCAATAAAGTGTATTTAAATGTGATATTTGAATTAGCAAAAAGAGTATTAACGATAAAAGTTAAGAAACGAGAATATTTATTACCTAAGATCATCATTAAAGAAATATCATTCTTTATAGAAATCATTAATGCTTGACTACCGGTCGGCGCAAATAATTGGCCACTAACACCAGTATTAGAATAGATATTCTATAAGCTCTTTTCTAATGCATTAGTTGCTGCTTCAGATGCAGTATTAGACACAACAGAATCAACATCGGCATAAGTAGTTAAAACACTTATGTTTTTATTACCACTCATCATGTTGACTGCGCCTTGATGCATCACCGCGGCTTCTTCTGGCTCGAATAAAAGCATACCATCCTATAAATGTGGTATCTTTTGAACAATAATCTTACGAATCTCTTCTAAGTCTCTTTCTTTATTTGTTTCTACTGCTTCATCATAATCAATAGTCGCAGGAATTACATCCAAAAAGAAAGGCCTATTATCGTCTGTAAGAGAAAAACAAAAACCAATGTCTGAAGGTATCCTTATCCAAGGAGTTTTTACTTGACTCTTTTTATAACGACGATAATGATCTGCAATTTCTTTTGGATATACCTTTAATGCCTATTTTTTAACATCTTCATCAATAATAGTGTTAAAATAAAGGACATTAAATTCAATTATATCATTCCCGTGAAAGTCACGGAAATTTGATCTACAATATTCTGCGGGCAAATCTAAAATGACAAAGTCATTTTTAGTTACGTTCCGGAGCACGCCATAATAACAACCATCTATAAGAGCACGTAATGAAATACGAGTAAGTAGTTCGGCTAAATTCATTCTGTCAAGATAGTCTAATGCATTATTATACCGTTTTTGTACATAAGGGGTGGAGAGTTCATTACCCGCACTTGGATTGGGGATTAATATACCTATGTATTTCAAAATTGTAGCATAATAAATTAAAATACGCTTATAAAAACCATCTTTATAGAAGAAATTACGTGAAAGTTGTTGCTATGCCTATAAAGAACCACTATTAATTATTTTTTCAACTTCTTCTTTAGTATATTCTTTTAATTTACGAGTATGTAAAGAAAAACCTAAAGAATCATTCCAAGATTTCTCACTTTTAACTACCATATCTGCAAAAGCATTTTTAAAAGTGGTTAAATCTATCGTTTGACGTGTCTCTTCCATTTTAAGTTTGTCCTCCAGTAAAGAAAATTAACTAACGCGGCTGACCAGCTCTCATTCTAGTAACTCGTTTATAGTTCGCTTCTTCCAACTCTTTTATTCTCCATAGGCCATAGGCAAATGCAGAATATTTATCTTTTGGGAAGCGCGCATTAATCTATTCGAGTACTATATCAAGGCCGCTCTTTTTTAACCGCAAGTTAGACATTTCTTCAAATAACTTAGTGGTAAGCTCATGAGGAATTAAACGTTTAACACGTTCTTCTGTTTTCATTTTTTGACCAACTTTTGTAGCAAGAAGCGCGGCTCGCGCATCTTGTTCGCTTATCAAAAAGCGAACCATACCACTATTAATACGTGAGTAGGCATTACCATGGATTTTTGAATTTAAGGGTCCATTGGCTTTCAAAGAATAGAGAATTTGTGGTGCGTCTTTCGGTTGGATCTTTTTATAATCATCATTATTAAAGAATCCATAGGCCGGCAGTTCGTTACCATCACTATCTATCTAAGTACGAATCATTTCATCTGCAAGCCCCACACCAAGTCCATTACAGTCTATGACTACTTCGCGCGGCTGATATGTTGCAATAAGTTCTTTTAGGTCGGCCGCCTACTAAGTAAAAGTCTTGGTTTCAGCTTGACGTCCAAGGACAAATAAATTTACAAGCGTCGAATAGTATTTATTATCACGAATATTGACACGCCATATACAAGCAACTGTCTAGTCGTGTAATCTACCTACGTCTACTGAAATTAAGTAGAAAACATCTTTACTGTCTCTAAATTTTTGAGTCCATTCTGGATTCTTAATTTTTCTATATTTGGTAAGTTTAGAATAATCAAACCAAGAATCTTCACCACCGCCAAGCCATACGCCAAGATACTCGGCCGCGAATGTAACTTCATTGTAAGAAGGAGATAACTTCAAGTTTTTTACATATGTAGGATCAATTAACCCATGCATCGCCGGAATCCTATAATCAAGCCCTATACAGAAACTAGATTTTGGATCAATTATTGCTTTCTCAAAAGTATCAATTAAAGCTTCATAGGCATATGATGCTTTAGTTCCAGCAGATGTCGCGTAAATCACCTATGTATTGATCTTTTCATATGGATTAACAAGTCCATTATCCATTCTTCGAGAAACGTTCATTTGCGGCAAGACGATTTCATTAATAGCATCACCATCTTGATCACGAGCTTCATCAATAAGAGTCGCATGAGTACGAATACCACGATCGCTATCAAGAGCGCCAACAACGGTTAATCGAGCGCCATTCTTAAAGAATAATTCAATATAGTCCTTACCAAAATTAGCATGGACACCTTCATTATTACCTGGCTCTAACTCATTTTTAAGTAAAGGCCAAATACGCCAGATTTCTTGTATTTTCTACTTACTAATTTTCGCGGCTTGGCCCTTGTTCGGCGCCACAATAGATCCAACGTGGTTCGGTAAGAACACACATTGGAGGTATTTTGCTAATATCGAAAGAAAAGTTTTCGACGTAGCACGGGCCGCAGTAATATATATATAAGTATATCTCATGCACGCGCGCAGAAATATACGTTGATAAGGAAATAGAGTAAAATTAGAACTTTCTGGAGTAATCAGATCAAGAAAAACATCTGGATAAACACTAAATAACTAAAAGCACTCCTAAAGAAAATCCTAATTCTTCTCTAAAAAGTGAGGGGTAATAACAACTCCTTTCTCTAATTCGATACCCCCATGGTAAAGCTTTTCTTGAGTATTAAAGCGTAATGATTCCGGGTCAATTAATTCAATTACTGCCATTATGTTTCACCACCCGGATCAAACTCATCTTCTTCACCATCTATGATATATGCATCATTATCATACTCATCTGGATTAAAGTCCGGTTGAATATCATAAACTCCATTATTTTGCTCAATATTATTTGCCATATTGAGTGCGCGCAAGCGTTGGGAAATTTCTTCACCAATGCCGCCTTCATTCACATAAAGTCGTTGATTATAGTTTTCTATATTCTTAAGTGATTCATCTATGACGTCGCGCGTAACATCATCATAGAACTTATTAATCTTTCCATGCTTTTCAAGCCAATATGCAACTTCAGCAAATGAATCAAAGTCAGTAGCATTCTTTGCGTTCTTCGGCGTAAACTCAGCACTCTTAATAATCTTATCATACGAAGACATAAATTTATCAACTTCTTTATCTCCTGCTCGGATACGATTATCTATCTCTAAAGAAAGCTTGCAGAGCTTTTGCGCTTGATCGATTTGGAGCGCGCCGTTAATGTTTTGCGTATTCATAAGGCCGCGGTATAAATCTTCAAGATGATTTAGCTCTTCATCATCGTAGTTTTCACCCCACTTACGCCGCAAATCCTAATAACGCTTTTCGCGTACTTCGGGTACTTCTTCTTCTATCAATCCAACTTCCTTTAACTTCTTATACTACCTATAATAGTCCCCCCACCCAAGATTCTCATATTCTTGTGTAGAGAAAACCTTAGCATAAGTAGCCCAAGTTTCAGTTGGCAATGTCATCCCCGCAATTCTATCCCATTCTTTCACCACAAAAGGAATATCAGCCCACTAACAAATTTTATCAATTGTTGTCCAATTTCCGTCTGACTCATTTATTATTTCGGCAATGCATTCATTACAGAAGGGTAAGTATCCATCCAGATAAAATTTGCTGTGAGTAAGAGAGAACTAGGAAAGCGGTAATGACCGGCCGCATCTTTCACATTTCTTAGATGTATTTGCGGCCGGCCTAGGGATTTTAGGAATAACCGGCATTATTCATGCCCCCTTCTCATACTATTCGATTTCTTAACTAACTTTATAATTTCTCTTTTCTTAGATCTTCCTAACTTATCAAACTTGGCCATAACATCCGCAAAGACATCAGTAAAGGAGCGCGGCACTACTTTTTGCTCTGCTTCTTTATCTGGATTATCTTCAACAATAGCCACTCCAAGTAACTTTGCTAATCCCGCAAACTCAAGTGGTTCCATTTTTATTATGCAGTCCATAAGTGATGAATTGCTATTCATATCTAATCTTTTCCTCCTCTCTTTTCTTCTTCGAGCAACTCTTGCATCTTGGTGCGTATCCATCGGGTGCCTTGTGCTATTTCACAAAGAACTCTGGATCGCGCAAAAAGAGCCGGCCGCAATCTTTACATTTCTTAAAGTTTTCTGGATAAAATATATTCTCCATTATAAGTCTATGAAGTCTCGCGGAGTCTGCAATAGTTGGAATAATCTTTTTTCTATATATAGTAGAAATATAGTTATCATTATAAGACGTACCATATTTCTAATTTAAAGTAGAAGCGATTTTTGTATTTGACGCTCCATGTATTTTCATCTAAAGTAACTCATGCTATAAATCATTGAGCCGCGCGCTTTGTTCATAAAATTTAAGAGTACGAAATACTGCGGCTGAAGATGAGTTGATGTGTTCCGGATCATTTTCCATCTCAACTTCAAAAAGTGCATAATTCTTATATAATATTAAAACGTGTTCTGGATTACAAAAGTCAAAATATAAGTTGCTATTTTGTTCTTTTGGCTTCCAAATCATATCACTAACCCGCTATAGATCTTTTTCATTAAAGATAAATGGATTTGGCGGTGACTAAAAAACTTTTTGTGCCCATTTAGAGTTGTCATGCAGACCGAACGGCCGCACTTCAATATCACTATCAAAACGAAGTGGAGACTCAGTTTCAATATGAGTATCAACTCGCGGCAGTATCGTATTATAAACCGAATCACGATACGTATATTGTTCTGTCCTTAACTCTACTAGGCGGTGCCGCATCTTTAAGTACTAGCGCTAATTTAATTCTGCGGCTTTCTCTTCACATTGTTGTCGTTTTTCTTCGGTAAAGTTTTTGAGTAGTGAATCGCGTGGTGGAGTTGTTCGTTTTCCATGAAGTAAATCATAATAATTTATAATTAGTTCTATGTAGTCAATCTATGCAAATAACTCTTTAAAGATTGGGATTAAGTGTGGCGGAGCCTTTTTAAGCGTATCTTCTCGATCAAATACAACGCGTTTTGTACGATAATGGGTCGCATTTAACTTGGTGAATTTGGCTTCTTGAAAACCGGGTTGTTCCATTAGGTCTTCTATGGATTCGGCGCGCGAGCTAGATTGTTCCCATTCTTTTATGGTTACGATGCCTTCCTATTGGGCATTTAGACCATCTTTATTTTTGCCCCAGAGTACATAATCTGATAAAGTTTCCGTTTCGTGTTCGTCTGGGGTAAATGTAATGGTGGGGAGATAAGACTCTAAAAATTTGAGCCGTTCTTCTGTTGTTTGGAGAGAGAAATCTAAACGTAATCTATTCTTAGGCAAGTATTGTATATAGTATATACGTACTAATGTATACGGGGTATGATATGTAATACGTATACGTTCTCCTGTGTAAATTTTATCCCCTTATGTTTATATTATAACATAAGGGGAAGGAAATGTCAAATTTTTAGGACGCCGCAAGAATAGCTTTGATACGTAAAGTAAAAGAAACAGACCAATTGGACGCTATTTTAGCATCTTCATATTCTTGCTACCAATGCGCCCACAGAGCTTCTTTAAAAGCCGCGTCATTACTCGTGCTACCTTTTAAGTCACTCCATTCTGGGCCGCGATCTTGTACTGGATTCGGCAATTTAACTGTTGCTTTTGAAGTATCTTTGGACTCAGCGACCGCCTATGCCATACTTTCAAATACAACAGAAGCAGGAATATACTTACCGCTTAAATAATACATATGTATTGATTTTGCATCTCCTTGTCCAATACTCTAATAGTCATCAAACATTAAATACGCCGCGGCCGCCTTAAGCGCATTAACGCATTCCTACATAAACTCTTCTCTTTGCCCATTCCGCACAGCGTCTTCACCAGTATTATAGGCAAATAATAAAAAGTCATGTGCATTTCCAACTGAAATTCCAGCTCTATCTAAAAACATCGGTAAATCTTCTAACGAACCTTCCTATTTCTCTACGTAATTGCGACCGTCAGCACCAATTCCATAGTTCTTCGAGTTTACAAATACAGTATAAAGTTCATCTAAATCTTTTTCCCACTTATCATAGAATTCTGAAACTCGTTCGTATGCATTTAAAATATTACCGTTATTTGAACTTAAAATTTCATTAAGTGATTGCATGACCGCATCTGTATCTATCTCTTTAGTCGCACTAAAGATCATTGCAGTATCAGTCTTAACCATATTGCGGGCGATGCCTTCAGCGCTCATAGAGTAGTGGAGATTTTCATTACCGCCACTCATGCTATTAACGGATTCCGCTAACATAGCCATCGCATTTTCCACCACAATACCACCAATTGAAGCTGTGCGGCCGCCTATATTTTTTAAGTTTTGTTTTATAAGTGTACGAGTTTGTTGCTTGGTTATACCTTGTTTTTTCTGCGCGCGCATTGTATCCAAAAGGGTCTAAATGTTTTCATTACCAATTGCACCTTTTAATGCTTCCATAAATAGTTCTTTTGCGCGCGGGTTGCTACTAAGTACTTCATCAATTGGTTTCCAATCTATACCAGTTCCATATCCCACGTCATCTGTAATCTATGTCATACGTTCAGACGCCGCCATAACTGCTTCTTCAAATGCTTCATCAAAATACCGCTACATGTCGGCCGCAGAAGAATTTCCATTAATCTTTTCTCTCATCTTCTACATTGGGCCTTGAAGCGCGGTTTCAAGATAAGATGCAAAAAGCGCAGATAGGTTAGGTGCCATACCAGTATAGTTTTCATGGGTCGCGCCGCCTTTTTTACCATAGGTTTTGTTTTTTTGGAACTGTCTTGAGTTTAGGATAGTTTTAATGCGGTCGTTTACGCGGGCGTAGAGATCGCGGCCTTGGAAAAGAATGTTGAATTGGTCAGTGATAGATTCTCCATTTGAAGTTGAACCGGTATAGAATTTACTGAGAAAATCGAGTTCTTTTTGTCGTTCGAAGTCTGCGGCCGTATATAAAAATTTTTCGATGCGGTCGACTGGGAAATTTATGGAGTAGGATGATGGGATATTGTCGAGAGCGGTTTGGCGTCGGGATTCCCAGTAGGGGTTATTTGATGAGCGTTCGTAGACGACTGCGTCAGTTGGGTAGGGAATATTTGCGCGACGTGCGGTTTGGTTTTGAAGCCATCGACGATAGCGTGGAGGTATATAAGACATATGATCACCTCGGGAGCTTTAGGTTTAGGTTTGGGTTTTGTTTCTACTTTAAAGTGGATAACGGTGAAGAAATTAGAAGAAGTTGAAATGGGAAATTGTTTTGGTAGGAGTTAAAATTTTTATTTCGGTGGGAATTGTTACCAGGGAGGCCGATTTGGGTCGTGGTGAAATTGCACAAATCCCGCAATAACCCCGGGGCTGTTTTTGTGCAAAATGTCAAAGATTCAATTTTAGCCGTCAAAATTGAAAAAAGGTCTTGCAATTCATAAATTTATGAGTATAATGAGAATCACAAGGGCAAGATAAAAGCCACTTGAAAATTTAAATTTGGAGGTAGCAAAAAATGTTGTATTCTTTCGATTCTTACAAGGCCACTGATTGTGGCAAGTGGGGCAAGGCCTTTGAGCGTGCCAACAAGGAACACTTTGGGCAGGCTGATAAGGTGTCCAAACAGGGCGCCGTTGACAGCCGCAGGAAGGGCAAGTGTTTTGAGGACAAAACCGGAGCAGGGGAGCTTGATTTTCTGTACCGCTCCAAGGTCAAGTATGTGAAGTATGTTCCTGTCGTGGCCGAGGGTGTCGCGGTGTGCTATCAGGAAGGATTCATTTTTGACCGCGTGGAATTTCTGAACATGCTCGAGGAACTTGGGCTTGTCCGCTCCAAGGTTAGCACCAGCGGACAGGAAAAGGTCACGATTCAGACCTTTTGGAATCATAGCAAGAATAAGCCTCACGGCAAAAAATACTTTGCCCTGATCGACGCCTGTTATGAGCGGTGTATCATGACTCTCGAGGAATATTATGAAGCGGGCGGGGAGTTTTAACTCCCCTCCGCCGAGGCGGTCTGCAGGTACAAGTCCTGCACTGATGAGCAAGAGCGAAACCGCTAAAATTAAGGAGGTATTTACAATGAAAAACGATGTTATCTGCAACTATTCCCTTGAGGAACATGCCCGTCTTGACTATACCGCGTATCTTTGGAGGCGGTGTGGTTATGAGGCCGAGGCCGAGGCTGCTCAGGCCAAGGCGGACAATTACTACCTCGCCTATGAGAACGCCCTGCGGGTGCAGGCAGGCCTCCCCGAGATTACCCTCGAGGAGCTGAAGGCAAGGCGTCCCGCCTGAGACAAGCGGAGGCCTCTCCGGAGGCCTCCATGATGAAAATATTAAAGGAGGATATAAAAATGATTCAGAGCTTTTCCGTTCGGACGTACAACTTCCTGCTCAGGGACAAGGTTGACATGGATTCTGTTGAGGCTGTACTTGCCTATGCTGATAGAATCAGAGACAAGAAGGTGAGGCTTGCAGGAAGAAAGACCGCCGTTGAACTGTACAGAGCCGCAGGCCTCGGTGTGTATCCTATCCTCAAGAGGATGAACTATGAAATGAGTATTAATTGGGTAAAGTGGCATTGTGAATACCTCGACAGATACACATTCCACTATACAAGATAAACGAGGAGGCCTTTTCGGAGGCCTTCTCATTTTGCCTTAAAGTTAGTTGCCACTAACTCCACAGATTTTTTAGACGTGTCAAAAATTTAGACGTGTCAAAAAAATTTAGACGTGAACGTCTAAATTTAGACGTGTCACAGTTAGTGCCAACTAACCACAATATATAGTGTTAGACGTTCACGTCTAAACCGAGATCTTGTGTTTTTCGGAAATTCGTGGTATAATATCCTCGTCAGTTGGGGAAGGGAAGCCACAGTCCCGATTCTGGATGAGGGGAACCGCACCATGTCCCGTGACATGGTGCCCGGACTGGATTTTTCCAGAATTGACAGCTGCGAGCTGGGAAGCTGCGAGCTGCGGCTTGAAATTTCCTAAAATTCGTAGTATAATATATATAGAAAATCAGAAAGGAAGCTGCAAATGATGGATAATCCGATTAGTTGGGGAATTTTGGTAATTCTGGCAATTATTCTTTTGATTTGGTTCATCAAGAAATGTGAAGATGAGATTTCCCGAAATCAGAGAGAAAACGACAACTATTTTTGGGAAGTCGAACACGGTTATCGGGAGAAGTAATTTTCCCGAAACTATTGTTTAGACGTTTAACGTCTAAATTCACATATTGACGTTTTCCGAAAAATATGGTAATATATAGACACTGAAGGGGAAGTCAAGGTTCAACAAATGGAAAAAGTACCGCAAGGGAAATGAGATCACCAGGTAAAAGTTGGAACGGATGACGATAGAGAAAAAATTCGGCAATGCCACCAACTACTTTCCCAAAATTATAAAATTGATACGATGGGGCGGGCAACATCTTACCTCCGGATGTCCCGCCATTTTTCACAAAACGTTTTAGACGTGATACGTCTAAAGAGAGTGATTGACAATTTCTCCGAAAAGTAGTATATTATATACATCCTAAAGAAAAGAAATTAACGGAGGTACTAAAATGTTTGAATTAATTATCGAATTTGATGACGGGCGTATTGAAAAGCATTTTTTCGATACAAAAGAAGAAGTAGAAATGGAAGTAGAATTCCAATGGACAGAAGAAGCCGATTTTTCAATCGGTCTTACAGATTGTCAAATGTTTTGCTTCTGGGAAGATCGTTTTGATTTCGGTTGGTAACAAAATGTCACTTCTTCGGAAGTGACAACTATTTAGACGTGATACGTCTAAGTCATTGCATTGACAAATCAAACATAAGGTGGTATACTTATACCATCAAATGAAGGAGGTAACTCAAATGAAAGTTATCGTAGTCAAAGAAGAGGGAAGCAACAATCCCGGAAGAAGACAGACTTATGTCGGGGTGCCGTATTCCACAGAGTCCGCCGCACGCATGGCCGCTGTCAACGATTTCTATGCAACGCACTATGTACGCAATGAACACCACAGCATGCAGGTTTACTACTTTGAGAACGAAACACAGTTGAGGTTTGTGTCCGAGGAAACAGGGGAAATCTTCTGTGACTACTTCCTCCTCATCAGTTTCTTCTAAAATATCACAACGGAAATCGAGGGAAAATTTCTTCCCTCGATTTTTCCGAAAATCTGGTTTAGACGTAAAACGTCTAAAAAGTAGGATTGACATTTTTCCGAAAATCGGTTATACTATACTCACAAAACAAAAGAGAACTTAAGGAGGTTCCCAAAATGAAAAATTATTATGAGCGCATTTCTTTTATTAAAAGCATTCTTGACTCTTTGCATATTCCATGCAGTATGAATGAACTTTATGAGGGTTGGCAACTTCGCTTCCCGTGGTGCGCGGGAGACGTTGCCGCGCATGAAAGTACATACGAAACTAAAAGCGGGAAAGTGGAAAGTTACTGTTTTCCTTGGGATGATGGTGACGTGACCGTTCTCACTCCCGAAGAGGCCGCAATCAAAATTATTGCATTCTATAATGAAGAGATGATTTAATCATCTCTTTTTATACTTAGACGTGTTACGTCTAAACCACCGTATTGACTTTCGGGGTTGTTTGTGGTAATATATAGACACTGAAGGGAACGAAATCCCGACAGAAAAAAATTAGGGTGGCGACCGAACGCCGTGGCACTAAGGTGCAGGAAGGATACCTATTATGACGACTCGTGAATTTTACGTTGCTATCGCTGAGGCTCAGGTTTCTGACGAGCTGACCACGAAGGCGCAGGAGCTGATTGCGGCTCTCGACAGCAAGAACGAGAAGCGCAAGACCACCGAGACGAAAGAGAAGAAGGAAGCTGCGGCCCGCCGTCAGGCTGTGCTTGACTTCCTCTGTGACCATCAGGGTGAGCCGTTCACCCGTGACCAGATTGCCGAGGCTCTCAGCATCACGCCGGGTCAGGTTACCGCCGCTTGCAAGCCGATTGTGGCAGATGGCACGGTAGTAAAGTCCGAGGCGAAGATCGACAAGAAGTCGAAGGTCGTGTATACTTACCCGGCCGAGGAGTAAGCAAAAAGGGGAAAAGGTTACAGAAATGTAACCTTTTCTCTAAAATTTGTTTTTAGACGTGTAACGTCTAAGAACGGGTATTGCGTTTTCCCGCAATTTGTGGTATTATACAATTGTCCCAAGGGAAAGGGACAAAAACAAATAAGGGTTGCGACCTACCGCAAGCGCATGAAGCGCAGAAAGGAAAATCACTATGACTACTCGCGAGTACTTCCAGGCCGTTCTTGACGCTCACATCTCTGACGCTATGGACGAGGCTTCCCGTCAGCTCATTGAGAAGCTGGACACACGCAACGCCAAGCGCGCCAGCTCCGACACCAAGGACAAGCGCGAGGCCCGCGCCCGTGTCGAGGCCGTCCGCAATTTCTTCGCCGCGAATCCCACCGAGGTTTGCACCCGTGACGGTATCGCGGAGCAGTTGGGAATCACTCCCGCGCAGGTTTCCGCCGCGTGCAAGACTCTCGTCTCTCTCGGTGTCGTCACCAAGGCCGAGGCCAAGGTCGGCAAGGCGCGCAAGGTGGTTTACTCTCTTGCTCAGTGATCACCAATGACAGAACGGTAACAGAAATGTTACCGTTTTGTTTTTATTTCGTTTTTAGACGTACAACGTCTAAAATGGATACTTGCAAAATAAAAAAATTTGTGGTAATATATAGACACAATAAGAAAGGGGATAAAAAACGATGAAAATTGTAAAAACCGTTCATGTTTATGTAACTAAGCAAGAGGCCGAAATCATTGGTAATTTCTGTGCGCTTCTGGATGAAATGGATCCTGAAACATGGAGCGCACTTGATGATGCAATGCTTGGTGATCTTGGCATGCTTGCTGAAAAGGCCGATGACCTCAATGATTTGGTTGAATATGAAGAAGAATAGCAATAAAGATTTTCGGAGAATATTTTTCTCCGAAAATCCAATTTAGACGTTATACGTCTAAATCCAACTCTTGCAATTTTCCGCAAAATGTGGTATCATATAGACACTGAAGGAGGTAATAAAAAATGAAAAAATCAATCAATTTTGATATGGATGGAACAATTGCTGATCTTTACGGCGTGGAAGGTTGGCTTGAGGACTTACTGCACGAAGATGTGCGCCCGTACGCTGAAGCCCGCCCGCTCGTGAATCTTCAGAGGTTGGCGCGCCTGTTGAATAAGCTTATTCGCGAGGGATATAGCGTCAACGTGATTTCCTGGACAAGCCGCAACGGTTCGGCTGAATATAATAGAGCTGTTGCAAAGGTCAAAATTCAGTGGCTTGAAACTCACCTCAAGTCTGTCAAGTTCTCAAAAATTGAAATTCTTCCCTATGGGACGCCGAAGGAGCTTTTCGGTGAGGGAATCCTCTTCGATGACGAGGAACACAACAGGGAATCCTGGGGCGAGGGAGCATACACCGAAAAAGAAATTTTTGAAGTTCTCAAAAATCTCTAAAAAGAAACGAAAGTGTTACAGAAATGTAACACTTTTCCGTAAATTCCTTTTAGACGTTATACGTCTAAATATGCGTATTGACTTTTGCCTAAAATGTGGTATAATTCATAATGTCAGGAGGGAAAAGAAGTTACACCCACTGAACACTATATGAAAGAGGTACTATTCATGAAAATCTGTGTATTCGACACTGAAACCACTTCCCTGGACAAGCCGTTCTGCTATAATATTGGTTATGTTGTGATTAATACCGAGGACTGGTCTACCCTCTGCCGCCGTTCCTATGTCGTGGAACAAGTTTGGCACAATCTGCCTCTGTTCTCTTCCGCCTACTATGCGGACAAGCGTCCTCTGTACGTCGCGGCAATGCGGGCGCGCACTACCACAATGAACAAGTTCGGATACATCTGCCAGCAGATGATCAGGGACTTTCGCAACTATCAGGTTGAGGTTGCATTTGCTTATAACTCCTCTTTCGATGAGAAAGTTTTTGCTTTTAATTGCGATTGGTACAAGTGTAACAATCCTTTTGACACTATCCCCGTGAAAGATATTCGTGGTTATGTTCATCAGTTCCTCGCAAACAATGAACTTTATAAAGCCTTTTGTGATAAAAATGGTTATTACACCGAAACAGGTAATTACTCTTCAACCGCGGAAACTGTTTATCGTTTTGTTTTCAACGACACTGATTTTATTGAAGCGCATACCGCGTTGAACGATGCAGAAATTGAGGCAAAGATTCTTAGAGCGTGCCTCAATGCCGGGGCAACACTTGACGGGGAATACAAAACCCTTCGTTCAATCGAAAGAAAAGTTGAAAAGACTTTACATGTGCGGACTCCGGAGCAGACAGATTATTATTTTGATTATTCCAAAATCAGAATTAACAAAGAAAAGACAGAAATTACACTTCGGTAACAAAAGGGAAAGATTACATTTTGTAATCTTTCCCAAAAATATGGTTTAGACGTGTTACGTCTAAATTAGAGTCTTGCAATTTTCTAAAATTTATGGTAATATATAGACACGATAAGAAAGGAGATAAAACAAATGACCGTAAAAGAACTGAAGAACATTTTAGATAAATACGATGATAATGCTTTTGTGCGAGTCACTGGCGGCGAATGTGAATCCGGTGACTGGGCGCAACTTGAAGTTGGTCAATATACACAATACTCATATATTGACTATAAAGGCAATCAGCAGTTTTATCAAGATTTTGACGGTGACGTGATTCTTGATGGATAATCGGAGATTTTCTCCGAGAATCCAATTTAGACGTATAACGTCTAAACAAGGGTATTGCGTTTTTCTGAATTTTGTGGTAATATATAGACACTGAAGGGAACAAAAGAGTCCCAAATAAGAAAGGGGTACAAATCATGAAACTTGCACTTGCTAACTCTGTCCGTGAACTCACTATTAACCGTCTGTATGCTTTTCTCGAGGAAGCTGGCGAGGACGTCGGTATGGTTAACTCTAACACGCTGAATTTCCCCACCGTCTATGAGGGCGAGGAGTGCTTCGTGGAGGTTGTGGCCAAGGTGGTCAAGAAGGATTCTGATGAGTGCTATCAGGAGCGCGAGGACTACAAGGCCAAGCTGATCGAGAAGGCCGAGAAGAAGGCCGAACGTGAGAAGGCCGCCGCCGAAAAGAAGGCGGCCAGGGCGGCGAAGGAGGCCGAAAAGGCCGCCGCAAAAGCCGCCAAGGAAGCCGGGGAGTAATCCCCGGTTTTCTCAAAAATAGAACTTAGACGTAGAACGTCTAAATAGAAGTATTGCATTTTTCCTAATTATATGGTAATATATAGACACTAAAGGAGGAATAAAGATGAAAATTACTAAAAACTTTATTGATGGGCAAACTCATTTCTGTGATGTACGGCCAGGGCAAATTTTTACCACTGACGATCATATGATTTTTATGAAAATTCGAGAAGTCGGACCTGAAGATAATATTATAAACGCAATCTATATGGAAGATGGTGATATTGCCGCCTTTCCGGAAGATGAAAAAGTAAAAATTATTAAAAATGCCGAACTTATTCTTAATGTGGAAGTTTAACTTCCACCCTATTTAGACGTTATACGTCTAAACCCACCGATTGACAAAATCCCTTTTCTGTGGTATCATATACACGTAATCAAGAAGGGACGCCGAACTTGATTAACACTATGAAATGAGGTATCTATTATGACCATCGACAAGCGCCGCAACTACTATCTGACCATCGACACGGAGACCGCCAACGGCCTCGATGACCCTATGATGTACGACCTGGGCGGCTGTATCCATGATCGTCAGGGGAATGTCTATGAGACTTTCAGCTTCGTTATCTATGACGTGTTCTGTGCTGACCGTCAGCTCTTCAATACGGCGTACTATGCCGAGAAGCGCCCCATGTACGAGGCACAGATCGCCGCAGGCCAGCGCAAGATCGTTTCCATCTATACCGCCAAGCGCCACGTGGCTGACCTCTGCAAGAAGTACAACGTCAAGGCGATTATTGCCCACAACGCCCGCTTCGACTATCGCTCTACCAACTACACCCTGCGCTATGTCACCAAGTCCAAGAGTCGCTATTTTCTCCCCTACGGCATTCCCATGTGGGATACCCTGAAGATGGCGCAGGACACCATCTGCAAACAGAAAACCTACATCAAGTTCTGTCAGGACAATGGTTACATGGTACGTGGACGCGTCCGGGCTACTGCTGAGATCCTCTACCGCTATATCAAAAGCGACAACGACTTCGTTGAAGATCACACCGGTCTCGAGGATGTGCTGATTGAAAAGGAAATCTTCGCCAAGTGCATGGCACAGCACAAGAAAATGCGGAAAAACGTGTGGGGTTAATCCCCACACTTTTCCGAAAATGGTTTTAGACGTGATACGTCTAAGAAGGGGACTTGCATTTCTTTCCCAAATGTGGTATATTATAGTCACAAAAGGAAAGGAGAATAAAAAATGTATGATTATCTTTTTTTGAACTGTGTGACGGGTGAACAGTTTTTCGTGGAATGCGACAGCGAAGACGAAGCATGGGAAGTTATTGATGAAAATTTTGAAGGTTCTGAAATGTTTGACCTGTGCGACCGTTATACACCAGCCGAAGCAGAAGCACTCGGATTCGATACTCTTTGAGTATCGTTTCCATCTTAGACGTATTACGTCTAAATTTGGTACTTGATTTTTTCTTTAAAAAGTGATATCATATAGACACTGAAGGGAGAGATAAAAATGAAAGGCAAACTTGTTTATACAACAGTAATTGAAAAAGAAATTGAAATCCCTGATAAAGTCATTGCCGCGAGTGATAAAATTGTAACAGACTGGGATCCTGACGCATGGAACTTGATAGAAAAATTTTCAGAAAAGGCGTGGCAAGGTGTTGATAACTTAGAAAGCCGCTTGTCAATCCAATTTAAACAAAATGGCGAATGGTGGGCTTTGGAAGAATATTAATTTAATTAGAATTTAAAGATAAGAGAACTGAAAAGTTCTCTTAAAAAATAATTTAGACGTATTACGTCTAAGCCATCTCCTTGCTTTTTTCCTAAAAATGTGGTATCATAAAGACACTAAAGGAGGAGACAAAAAATGAAACATCCGCTTCGTAGAGTTAAAACTTATGGTCTTTATAGATATAATTACAATGATTCAGAAAAAATCCCTGTATGGTTTAATTATAATGGTAATAAAATGTGGATAACTTATACCAAAGATGGTAATATTTGTACCGAAACTGTAAAAATGAAAAAAAGTGGTTATCGTAGCGAATACTTTATTTTACCTGAAATTGAAGATATTTTATTTAATTATTGGAACTGGAGAAAATAAAAAGATAGAAAAGACTTTCACACTTTAATGTGTGAAAGTTTCCTAATTTAGACGTATGACGTCTAAATACTACTATTGCAATTCTCTAAAAAATATGATATCATATAATCACAAAGGAAAAGGAGTTATAAAAATGAAAGAACTTACTTGGAAAGAATTTTATAAACTTGCTTTGCATAATTACGAAAACGGTGGCGATGGTATTGTTGAGTGTTGGGATGAAAACACTTTCAACGAATACGTTAAAGAGTTCGGCCCAATCACTGAAAAGGTCGCTCTTGACATGTTCGACACCGCGGTTGACATCTGGAATGACATGCGAGGTTATGCCGACTATTAAAGATTAGGGGAATTATTTTTCCCTAATTTTATTTTTAGACGTTACACGTCTAATTTCTCCTAAAACTTAGACGTTGCACGTCTAAATCCTAAATTTCAAGTTTTTTCTTTTAATAAATTTTGAATTTTTTATTAACATTTTATGAATTTTCTATAATAGTTAGACACAACTAACTTTCGTCTCTCGCGCGTACATTCGCTCCCGCAATCCGGCCGCCCATATGCAGTAACTCCATTGTCAAATTTTGTGTGCAGCTGCGAATGAGCTGCATCTGGAGCTGGAAAATTCTATGAGCTGCAGCTGCGCCCGGCTGCAATTTAGAAAAAATTCCAATAAAAGTCAAAATTTGACATAAAATTTTGTGAATTTTGCCATCCTAAAAACTATTGACAAAATTAAATTTTTATGATATAATATTTATAGAAAATAAAATTAAAGGAGAAAAATTTATGACTCAGAAAAACATCACTGACCAGCTGCGCGCTAACTTTACTACAGATCTCGCAATTTTTCTCGCACAGAAATACGACGTGGATGTTTGCCAGACCGCGGCCGGCACTCTCATGATTCCCACTGTTGACGCAGCCGGCGAAGACCGCTGGGTGAAGTTTAGCATTATCATTCCGAAGGAAGCATCCGAAGAAGAAGGCAACGATGGCTACTCTTTGGCGCGCGATTATCAGCTGAAAATCGCAGAAAAGTCCGCAAAACGTGCAGAAAAAGAGAAAATTTCCCGAGAAAAAGCCGAAAAATCCAAGAAATCCAAAGAAAAAATTTGAAAAATACCAAAATCTATAGTATAATATATACAGAAAGTGAGAGAGAAAGAAAAAATAAACTCTCTCCCTAATAAAAAATTTAATTTAACGGGTCGTGACCTACCACGAGAAAGAGGTAAACCTATGAAGACTCGCGAATTCTATGAAGCAATTATCAACGGCACCGAGATCAACGACGAGCTGCGCACGTTCGCTACTGAAGCCATCGAGAAGATGGATGCACAGGGTGTAGCCCGCCGCGCCAAGCAGGCTGAGAAAGCCGCTGAAAAGCAGGCTGCTAAGGCCCCGCTCCGTGACGCTCTGTTCGAAGTCATGGGCGATGTGAATGAGCCGAAGACCGCTTCGATGCTCATTGAGGAAGCTGGACTGACTGAGACCGTGAAGCCGGCCAGTGTTCCGTCTCTGCTGCGCCCGCTCGTTGAGTGCGGCATGGTCCTGAAGGTCGATGTGAAGATCCCTAGCAAGGGAACCCAGCGCGGCTACATCAAGGCCTAAACAAAACGGGTTTCAGCCCTATGTATACGTACTACTTATACGTAGTACGTATATTTTTTTATATACATATACTTATAAGTATATATAAAAGTGAAAATTCGTAAGTGAAAATTTGACAAAGTATATGTAGATATGATATAATATATATAGAAGGTAAGTTTAAGATATATTTATAGAAAATATTTATAGAATATATATATGAGCTATACGTTTTTGCAAAATTTTCTGGAAAATATATTATATATAAAATTATATATAAAATAAAAATTTGAAAATATACTAAATTTGTGCGCAGGCACACAAAAGCACATAAAATAAATACAATAACACTATATATTACCCTAAAATCGCTTCGCCCTATGTCGGACCTTGTCCCGAACAAAATGCCCCATTATTCCATTTATACTTTCTACGTATACGTTTTACGTATACGATTTTTTATACGTATATTTATAAGTATACTTATAGGTATACTTATACGTATTTATATATATGTCTACTGATGCGCCCTATACTTATAAGTATACTTATATGTATTTATGTTTACGTTTTTCTGGGCGCCCTATATTTATACGTATTACGTATACCTTTTATTTATAAGTTATACTTATACGTATTTACGTATATGTTTTTCCGCTGTCCCCTTTATATATAAGTATACTTATACGTTTTTCTTTTTGGAAAATTATAGGGATATATTATATATATTACTTATATGTTTTATATATATCCTATATATACATATACTTATACGTATTACTTATACGTTTATATATAATATAATACTTATAAGTATAAATTATAGAAATACTTATAAGTATATTTTAATTTTCTATCTTTTTGTTTTT